TTCATCAAGTTTGCTGATTGTTAGCTTCGGTACAACTTATATAGCTTTTTTTAGTTGCTTCTTTTGCTGGCATTCTTCCTCCCACTTCATTACATCAGTAGCGAGGTATCTTTTCATTGTTCCGCCCTCAGAACTTAATGCCGGGGCTGGGAATGGAATCCCCCAAGGTGTGTTAATTTCCCACCGATTAAGTGTGCGTTTAGTAATATGAAACATCTCACACACATTGTTAGATGTCAGATATTTATCCACATTAGCCCTCCTTACTTTCCGCTTTAACTTCTAACTGGATGCCTTCATATGTGCCATCACCCCCACAATTCAGACAGTGTGTATATATGCCTAAACCATCCCCATCAGGACTAAAGTTTTCAGGTAATGAAACATCTATAAATTCAGTACCGCCAATTGGCTTCGTATGAATATGAGGGGCAAGGCCGTAATAGGGGAAAATGCATTCACCGTTCCCGTCATCACAAAAATCACATGTTTTAACTTTTAATCCACTCATCCTTTAGTTCCTCAACTCATTACGTTCTTTCTTCAATTGACGCAAAAGGTTGTGAAGGGTAACGGTTACAGCTTTATCTAAACTTTTAGTTGAATGGAATTCTGCAAGCTGAGACAGTGCTAAACCAAAAATGTGATATGCAAAAACTTTTGCAGCTTCCGGATTGTTTTTGATAAGCTCCTCAGTACTTGGACAAATGATTTCTTCAAAAATATGAAGAGCCACCTGATCCGGAGTACCTTCAATACGGCTAGGGCTCAAATTAACTTCACCAATAACTTTGCTCATTGTTGAGAATCCTCACTTAAAATTTCCCATTCACCCCAATCGCCCAAATAACCAGATTTTGAAATGCTTGTTGTAATCACTTGACCATCATCACAAGTTACTTTCATTCGATTGGCATCTATGCGAACAGCTTTATAAACAACATCCATTTGTAAATTTGCTGGTAAAGGACTTGAGCCATTTACAGATTTAATTCTTACTTCCATTTTTAAGCCCTCAAATATTCTTCTTTAGTCCACTCAACAAACTCTCTATAAAGCTGCTGGGCAGGTTTATTTAATCGGTTGTGATAGTCGATCGTTATGCGCCGCCAAGCAACTGGTACCGCATAATGCTTTGTTAGAAACATTGCTTGGTCCATGCCTTGCCGGACTATTACGTAGCCCAGCAATTGCAAGTAGTACATAAAACCAAGCATGTGTTTTTGGTTCACTTTCTTGTACTGATCTTTCATGTTAGAAACCGTCCACTAATAAATAATCAGGGGTAGATTCTTGTTGAGTAGGTGTAGGATTCTCTAATTCATAGCGGCGTTTTCTCACATACCCCATTAGCTTCGGTTGAATCTGCGGATCTCGTGCAGCCACGTCTATTTCCAAAGCATCTAGCGTTGTAAGGTCTGGTGCAGTTTGGATTTGAACCATTAAAGAGGGTGGCTCATTAGCAGATGCCTTTTCTTTTTCTAGCTCTTCAAGACGTTTGTGAGTGGCGAGAAGGATAGGCTTCATTTGTTCGTCATCCCATGTGCGGGTATAACGATAAACCGCATTTACTTCTGCAGGTGTTTTTGACTCTTTTACACGCTGTAGAAGAGTATCTAGGGTTTGCTGATACTCATTGTTTTTTTCTTGCTCAGGTGTAGGCTGAGTTAAAAAATCTTCAGGTGAAGACACATAAGGTTGTTCTGTAATAACAATCGCACTATCTAAAGCTGATCCTATATTTTCTGAAATATCTTCGGATTGCACCAATGAGTCTTCAGAAGTAGTTACATTTGTTTGCTCAGTAATAACAATTGTAGGTTGTTTAACTTCATCAACAATTTCAGAAGTCTTTTCTACAACTACTGTCTGTGCACCTTTTGATTTCTTAGCACGCTGTTTCTTTGGTTCGTCACCTAGGCGAATAACACTAAAATCGTCACTAACTTCAAAACCTAACGCTTTAGATAGTGCTTTTAATTGAAGCTTGGCGTTTTCTGCATCACGTTGAACAAAGCCGCTATTAATAGATTCAATTAATGCGGTGGTTCTAAAATTCACGACGTAAATAGAAGGCGAATATGTAGTAATTACAAAAACATCCTGTCCTTCCTCATATTCATCAATAGTTAATGGCTTTGTGAATGTAATGCCAGCCAGCTCAATAGTTTCGATTTTGATGCAGAATTCAAAACCCGGTTTACCAAAAACAGAAGCGGGGAATTGATCTAAGTCAGAAAAGTCCAACATGTCTCCAATAGGACGACATAGAACAGTTTTACCTTTTTGAAGTGCTGCAAATGCTTCTTGAGCAGTTAAAATATTTTTCATGCTGTCATCCCCGTTTTCGCTAAGGTTTCAATTTCTTGTTTAACTGCAGTTAGTTTTGCCGCTTCTATTTGAATGAGGGCATCTATACCTAAGTGCTCACAAACTGTTTTTACATCGAGGCCACGTTCAGCAATAAAGTTTTGAAGTTCATCTCTTTGTTGATCTGAGATACCGTTAAATTCAGGTGGACTAATCCAAGTGCCACGTTGCTTATCAAACGTGCAATTCAATGCTTTAGCTCTCATTAACATTGCTTGTCGCATGTTCTGGTAATACATATGTTCTTTATCAAGCGATTCCGTTAATTGATTAAGGTCACCTGCATGTTCAGCTTCTTCACAGCTTTGTTTCCAGTTTTCTAGTTCTTCTTGGGCTTTAGCTGCTGCAAGTTGTGCAGGCGTTAAGGTGTTAATGTGGTCTTTAGCTTGAGTAATCAGGTCAGCCAAGAAAGTGGGATGTGCTTTAAGATCTGGTACCCACACTTCACCAGTTTCACCACCTAAAGCACCTGAGTTTTTCGCATGATGTGTAGGCGAAGGTTTGAAATTAATAACGCTGGCATTTTTACCTTCACTAGTAGTAACAGTTGTTAGATAACCCATGACATCTGCGATACGGTAAAGCTCGTTACGGTTTTTACCACCTAGATCTGGTCGGTAAATAATTTGATCACCGTTTTGATCTTCTGATGCGTGTGCAATGAAAACAACATCTTTACCTAAACTGATCAAAGTATTGATGTATTGCTTGAACGTTTGGTTCGCTAAACCTTGAGCCTTTAACTTTAAAGAACCATCTTTTTGACGGTTATTTGCCGTAAGTAACAGGTGGGTTTTAATGCATTCAAGCATTGCACCCACGGTATCAATGACTACGGTTTTATATGGTGCTAAGTCCTGCGGCGTAAGGTTTGCAACATCACTCCATTGTTGAACCTGTACAACCGCACCTCGACGTAATTCACCAGTACGGTGAGCACCACGGTCAAAGTCAAAAGAAATTGCTTTTTCCGCAGTAAAACCCATCGATGATTTACCTAAACCCGGATCAGCGTATAGGTACACAATAATTGCTTGAACCAATAAAGTTTGGTCAGCAGTAATAATCGGTAGAGCCATTTTTCTTATCCTCATCTTGAGCCAGTGAAGCCGCGCTTAGTTTTATAAGCTTTGCGGTCATAGGTAGGGATATTTGTTTCACGCAGTTTTATTGCGAGCTGCTTTCTGCGCTGAAAATCGATTTCTTGGGTGAGTTCATTCCAAACTTTTGGATAATAAGTTTGGAACCTGAACACATTTAAAGGCGTCTTAACTCCGTCTTTAACTTTGTAAAGAACTGAGCCATTAGCATTAGATGCGTACACTTGCCAGCCAATGCGAACAGAGTAGAGGCCCTTATCATCACGGCCTAAAAATGACTTGTAGCCGTCGGGGTGCTTTTTGAAATTAGACATGTTCAGCCTCCTTACATTCGCATGTACCAACAAAGGCATACGTAAGCGGGCTAGGAGCATCAACAGGTGAAACGTCCTTAATATTTAAAGGAATAATTTCTTTGCGATATTTAACTAAAACCACATCACCTTCACGGCAATTGACAATTCCTTCTCTTGAAGAAAAACGTGCAGATTTAGAAGACTGGGTTACTCTGCAAAATGAAACCTCATCACCAGCTTTGATTTTTGAACGGTCAACAGGAATCATCTTCTTGCAAGTAGGGCAGTTATAATCTTTCATTAGGCTGCCTCCAACCATTTATTACGGTCGATATAGCCCGCTAATAAAATATTTATGTTTTTATGGTCGTCATGATTGGTGAAATCATTCCAAGGTTTGCCGCTTAAGTCAGTTACTGACTCAATAGCAAGGTTAGTAATTTCAGCCGCTGTAAAATCAGATCCAGCTACACCATAGCTATCAGCTACGCCGTCAAAATCGAAGCTTACGTTTAATTTGAAGCCGTCTATGCGGATAACAGCTACACCAGTTTTTTCACCAGTTTGCTTAATTCCTAAGAGTTCATATTCAGAAGCAACTACTTGTTTGCTTTCATATGAGTAATTAGAAGGGACGCTAGAATTAGCAGTTCGATATTCACAAGAACTCAAGGCTACAAGTACAGCAATTGCTGTAACTCCAGTTACCTTGTGCTTGTTTGAAAAGGTTTTTACGTTCATAATTGATCTCGCAGTTTGCAAAAGCACATCGGACCTGGGGAGGGGCGGTGTGCTTTTTTGTTGTCTGTGAGATAAATATTAGGTAAACCTAATTATTAAGTCAATAGGTGTTCCTAATAAAATTAGAAATACCTAATTTTTGTGCTTTAATAGACAAAAGAAAACCCACACGGGGTGGGTTGCAAATAGTAGTGCCAAGTCAAAATTTAATAATTTTAATTCATGAGGTGTTGAAATGAACTTTGTAGCCAATTTAGAAGAGGGAGTAACTCCAACTCAGCTTCAGCATGATTGCGAGCTCGAAAGAAAACACAATAAATTGGAACTAGGGAAGATTGCTGAACGCTTCCTTCACGAATTTCCCAAACAAACTCCGTTTGATAAAAATCAGCAAACTGTTTCCCAATAGTCTCAAGGGTGTTGGATACAAACATTTCATCAAGTTTATGAATGTCGATTAATGAATAATTAATATTGGGTCTAAAACAAAACTCGATATATCCATGATAAATTGCATTCTCATTTTCTCTATCAAAAAGAAAGCCAGTTGTCATGAAGGGGGTATTTTGTATATTTAATTGGTATACCGCTTTTTTGATTTTAGGAAGATTGTCAAATTCAGTTATCAAGTCAATTTGCGCTGGATTTTCTACCAAATTAAAGCCACCATTATTTGATGCACCGTTTTCAAAATCTTTTCTATATGGGAAATTTTTCCAAGAACCTTCAACTCTTTTTACTGCCATCTCTGTTTCCCCCTTTAGCAATTTGCGTGTTTAAAAGTATCGTGTCTGGTCACGTTTATTAATCCTTAGAAATATTAATCTTTTGCCCAAGCTTTCCTTCTTTTACCAACTGCACGACCTGCTCATTAGTAAGCACAGGAATAAAGACCTTGTCGCCAATATCTTTAGAAAGAATCTTTACTTCTTCGGCTGTTAGCACCAAAGCTTCACCATGTTTCGCAGCATCATTGATGCGAGCAATAATCTGGTTGATTGGTCGTTTTGAATTGTCCATAAGTCTTCCTGTGATTAATGCGAATAAGGATGTTCTTGTCTATGCTGACTTGGCGGCACGATATCTGTAATAGCGGTAATACTTTCAACCTCGTCCATTTCAAAGAAAAATCGCTCACCACCATTCACAGAAAGCAAACTTAAAACTCCACCATTGATGCCGACAAATTCTTTAATTGTGCATCTTCCATCCTTCAAGCACACCTGAACAAACTCATTCGGCACAAGATCTGCATCAGGGTCGCACACAACGTACCAACCATTACGAATTGCTGGAAACATTGAGTCGCCAGTGCCTTTAATGCCATAGGCTCTTGGTCCTGCTGAGTGGGTTGGAACATATCCATCACCAGCATTTCCTTCATAACCCATGTCAGTAAAATAACCATCCATTCCCATCTTAGAGTACGCCTTTACAGGAACCCAACGCTTAGATGACGGGATAAATGGTTTTTCGATAATTGTTGAAAATAAAAGAGCTTCATCACTATCACTAATGTTGTATTTCTTTTTGAAGGCTTCGATATCCAGTTGTTTAAATTTATCTTTCGTGCTTGATTGAATCTCTCCTGTGCCAGATGCAAGCCAAGAAGGATTAACATTCAAAAATTTTGAAGCACGTAATAAATTTTCACCTTCCATTGTTTTGGATTTTCCAGACAGCCAATCACTCACAGAAGGAGGTTTGACTCCTACTGCACGAGCAAGTTCGACACCTTTGATCTTTTTAGGTGGCAATACTTCCATGGCATATCTAAGTCGTTCAGCAAGAGTGTTCATACAACTATCCTCACAATGTTAGGAAATCCTAACATAAATAAAATTAGGTATTCCTATTGATTTAATATAAGGAATGCCTAATAATTAAAGAAAAATTAGGAGCACGTTATGAATGACGCACAACTTATTGACAAGCTAGGTGGTGTCACAGCGGTAGCAAGACTTCTAGGGATTGCACCGTCATCAGTTAGTGGATGGAAAGCTATTCCCCTGGATAGAAAAATCAGGCTAGCAGTTATTGCCGAAGATCTTGGCTTAACAACACGAAAAGAGCTTTTCCCTGATAACTATCAAGATATTTGGATTGAACTTCGTCCCCAGACGACAAAAAGCAAAAACCTTGGATCATTAACCGCTTAGGACCTAACCATGAGCAAATTATCAGTTGATATATCTGCAAGCGCCAGAAATGGCGTATCCCGCATATTGCATGGTCTTGATATAAGCAATCAAAAAGAGATTGCTGAACATTTAAAGGTTGATCCAAGCACTATAACTCGACTTAAAACAGATAAGAAAAACAATGGCTTGAATGAAATTGAAATGTTTTGCGAGCTATTGAGTTTGCTTGGATTAAAAGTCGTTCCTAAAGATTATCAAAGCATTGATAAGGAACGTGTTGCTGCACTTTTAGTTATGTCTAAAAGCTGGATGAACCGTATAGAAACGGTGGATGACTTATTTCATGACGAAATCAGTGGTCAAAAAGAAAAGCTTGGATATTAAAAAACCACTACCTGCGCAAACAGGAGTGGTTAGGCATTCAATTGAGGTGGATCAAATGAACACAAACAATTTATCAGAACAACCAATCGAATTCAACTCACCAGATTTTTTAATAGGTGACGTTGTAGTACTTACTAAAGAGTGTCGAAGTTTTAAATCAAACGATTTATTTGAGGTTAAAAATAAAACTTTGACTAGGTTGTGGACTATCAAATCGGAGAATCATTTGATTCTGGTTTCATCAAAAGAAATCCGTACAGCAACAGTAGCAGAGCTCAACGCTAAACGCCGCCTAACAAAAGCTGAGCAAGCATTAGCGGAGGTGTCATGAGTGCCTTTGAACAACAACAAAAGCATATTCAATCCTGGCATGAACCAGCATTAAGAACTTTGTCTGGTTTGTTGAAAAAACGGAAGGAAAATTTAGCCCGCCAAAACCGTGACGAAAAAAATGCTGCTGTAACACGTGATGAATTCATGCAGGCTTTGGTTGACGAGCATGGAAAACATGGGATTTATCTTATTCATGCTGGCCCGATCATCTCAAGTTTATATCGAGCTAAACGGATCCGCTATTTGGGTAGCACATTCATTCAGTTGAATGAAGAGGGGGATAAATGAGTCTAGATGCAACAGTTTGGGCTTGGAAAACCCGTCAAAAACAAAAGGTGGGTGGAGCATTAAAACCACTCAAAAAATTAGTCCTTCTTTCACTAGCCGATCGAGCTGGTGAAACACATGAATGCTATCCAAGTATTGCTCGTTTAGTTGATGACACGGAAATGGACCGTAAGACCGTTTTAAAAATCATTGATGAGTTAATTGAAGACGGATTTATTATCGATACTGGTAAGCGCGAAGGTAAAACTAAGCAGGTAAAAGTCTATCTTTTGATCGGAGTTAAAGGTCGGGAAACAGTACCAACAAAGGTACACTTTGACACTGAAAATGATGATTTAAACAATACCAACAATGGAACAGTTCCAACAACGGAACAGTTCCAACAATTCCATGAAAGAGTCCCAACAATTCCGTTAAACAGTCCCAACGTTGGGACACGGAATCTTTCAAAGAATCTATCAGAAGAATCTAAAAATAAAAAAACATGGTTGAGTTTGAAAAAACTTCGTGAAGAAATTCTTTTGGCAACTGATCAGGAAACTTACGAGCAGATCAAAAACGCGACTTGGTTCGATCGAGAGTTACGAGCATTTGAACTCTACAACGCCGAGAAGAATCTTTGCGATGAACTCATGAATTACCACTTTGCAGATTGGTTAATCAACGCATGTGGAAAATACCAAGCACGTGAACAATCTAAAAAACCAAATTCTGGAACGCAGGTCCGAGTCCCGCAGGGAGAATCAAATACTCTTAGTTCAAAACAGATTTACTCATTTGCTCAAAAACTTTCTGTACATCCTGAGTTTGCAAGCAAATACGCTGAAGGTAACGAGAGCTATGAACAACTTGCTGCACGTGTCGCAGTGAAACTTGCAGATCCAGAGCAACAACAAAAATTGATGCCATACCTCATTCAGGTTGGATTTCAACAAAAAGGTAAAGGAGAGGCGGCTTGAATAAATTCGAGATTTTAGCGTGGGGCTTATTAATTTCATTTTTTACAGCAGCTATTAGCGGTGCGGTGGTTTTGTGGTGGTTGGCGCGTAAAGAGCTAGATGAGAAAGGATATCGCCATGAGTAAATGCCAACACTGTGCAGTTGAAGAGTTAATAAATTCTTACGGCGGTTTTGCAGAAGTTAAGACTCTTTGTGAAAAATTACGAGGCAAATATAACCGCAGTGGGCTATCTAATACTGATTACAACGAGTTACTTCAATTAGAGAAGGCACTTGACCAAGCGAAGAAGTTTAATGCGGAGGGCGCAAAAAATGGACAGTAGGTGGATTGAAGCGCAACGCCGTGAAATGGAAAAGCTTATTTCACCAGAGCTAATCAAGTCGAGGGATTTAGCACGTCAAAGTTACTTCGATCATATGGAAAAAGAAATGGCTGACCACGTATCACGCTCAATTGAACCACTCAGCGGTAAAAAGCAAAGCACTCTGGTTGAACTAAGGGAGTCAATTGAAAAACTGGCTCAGAAGTATAAACAAGATGCTCATTCTTCCAGCCTTTTTGGTGATCAGGATAAAGCGCGAGTTTATAACTGCTTTGCTAATCAATTAGACCTTTTGCTGAAAGGTGGTGCTTGATGTCATCAGTCAGCATTGCTGAATACCGCAAGTTATTTCCGATAAAGAAAAATAAAAAGCGGCGTTCAGCAAAGCAAGTTGCCAGACAACCAAGTGTGGGTGAAATGGTTCTGGCAACGCATTTAAGAGCATGCAAGATTGGTTTTGAACAGGAATATAAGTTCCATCCTGATCGTAAATGGAGAGCAGATTTTTTAATAACGGGTACAAAGATTTTGATTGAGGTAGAAGGCGGGATCTGGAGTGGAGGCCGTCATACAAGGGGCAAAGGCTATATAGGGGATATGGAGAAATACAACTCCGCAGCAATGATGGGTTTTACAGTTTTACGGTTCAGCACAGAGCAAGTGAAAGCAGGCGTGGCGATTAAACAAATTGAGCAATTGGTAGGTGAAAAATGAGTGCAGTTTTAAAAACACAACAAATGGATTGGTCTAAATATACTATTGACGGTTGGTTAGAGCAGTTTGGCGCATGGTGTGAAACAGTTAGAATGAAAGGGGGTGATTTGCCAGATGGGCTTCATATCAATCAAATTTACTGGTTGATGCGTGAAGCTGGCAAAGAAGTACAAAAAAGTAAATCTTATATTCGATGTGAGATCAGTGATTATGAGGCGGATCAAATTCAAGCACTTTTACGAAGTCTATTAAATTCTGATAAAACAGATTTTACAACTAAGTTTGCATTAATTTGTTTAATTAAAAATAAGGTTGAAAATAAAGGATTGTTGAAGGTTGCTCAAGAAACAAACCAATCTAAAGCTCAGGTCGCAATTATGGTGAGTTGCGCTAGATTTTATTTATTAGGTCATGATAAAAGATTAAGACAAAATGGAGGTTCAAATGAAAACATACACTGTAAAACTATATGAAGGCGTTAGTCGGGAGAAAGTTAATGAAACTTTGAAATACTACCCTGATTATTTTGGTAAAATATCAATAATTACAAATGTAATTAATAATAAATTGCAATTAACACTAAAAGCATTTGAAGGAATCGACGTTATAACTGCCAATGATCTAATGATTAAAATCGTTGAACGTTTAAAAGCTTCTCAATTAGTAGAAAAGCATAATTTAGACTTGTTGACTGTCTAGACGCTTTATGGCATATTTTTGATATAGTGGACGAAGTATAAGTAATTCACTGATCTAAAGCTCATCGTTTGATGGGCTTTTTGTTTTTATACTTGCTAGATTTCAATTATGATTTAAAATTAAATCAGGTGGCTCGTCGCCAAACATCGCCACCTGAAATTCTATTAGAAATGATAGTTATTTGTTTGTGTCACCTCCATATTAATTAATTGTAGAGTTGATATTGTGTTGTACTGGTGGTGGGCACCAAGCGCCACCAGTACAATCGTTAAAAGCGCCCCTTTTCTTTGCATTAAGTAATGTTCCTTTGATTTAATGGTTAGATTTACACCACACATTAGCTGTCTTCATCCTAAATACATGGTCGTTACATTATAAATCATCTAAATTGAATGCTTGTCTAAATGTTAAGCGTTTAAGAATGCCCACTTAAGCATGTTTATATTTATGCTATAGTCCAGTCTAATTAGAATTTGGTACTTAAAATGAATATCTGTGTTGGTGGTGAACTAGATGGGCAAGTGATAGAAAAAAAGGGGCGTTAAGAACAAAGATGTATATAAATATTATAAAACTCAGTAATTGCATAATAAATTCAAATATTTACTTAAAATCAGGGTGACCGAATTTAAACAATCTTTACCTAGGCAAAGGATTTAGTAACTCAAATAAACATTATTTTAGACGGATAATTATAAAAAACGGAGTACAAATGTCATGAATAAGAATGTAGAGCTAATAAATTACATTGATGTAGCTGAGACAGTTTACGAACGGGTATATGAAAATAATAAAATTTCAAATAATTTGATTGTTAATCTAAATCGCATTATGGCTGAGATAAAGAATCAAGCTGCAGAAAAAAGACTCAAATTGAAGTACAGCTCAATAGACTTTGAACATTGTTTAAGTTTGCCTTTAGCTGATCGCAAGATAAAAGTAGATTTAAGTCTTATACCTCATTTTGAAGATCGTGAAGAAAGTATTTTGTGGTTAACTAACTTTATTGGAAAAATTTGTGAGCCCAGAAAGATGCAAAGACAGAAAAAAAATCTTCATTAAGTACCTGTGAATTTTAGATGAACCGCCCTTAAAGCGGTTTTTTATTGCTAGTAGAATATTTAAGGTATCTTTTCTAATAGGCACATACTATTGAAGTGTTTTTTATTTATTTTTTAGATTGAAAAGATTGCTATTTAAGTAATTTAAATATAAAAATCTTTATTGATTGAGAGTAGTTGTTATACAGGATATTTATAAGGATTTTAAAATGACAATTATCACATTGCTCGATGTTAAGACGAAGAAGAAGGTGATAGTTCGGTCCGTAATAGACCCAATAGCAAGAATAGACAAAAAAGGGAATATACAAATTATTCAAATTCATAAATGGCTATATGATGAATCTGGAGATTTCGTTGATGAAGACTTATATGAGGCACTCAACAATGGAGAAGTTGGAATATACTTAACTTTGCAGTATATGATCATTGATATTGAAAATTAATTATTTTATTTTTAGTCAGTTTGAGTTCTTACTCTCTAGAGCCTAATGGTTACTGCACATAAGACATTATTAAGTATTACCTATTGATGGACACATATTCTTTATAAGTCTTGATAAGTAAAAAAATTATGTAGGCTAAAAATAAAACCATTTAAAAAAAGAAATCTTTATCTATTTAAATATGAATATTTGATATTTTTAATTCAATCCCTATTGCTAGTGCTTAAATATTATGCCAATATGAAGTTGGAGATATTTCCGAATAGATATTTCCTATTTCAGGTTTAAGCGTTTTTTTTCGCTAAGTCCATTTCTGAATAAAAATAGGAAGTGGGCTTTTTTATTTTTAAATATTTCTGTATTATCAGTGTGTTGCTGTAGGTAACACTAAACCTTGTTGATCAGCGCAAATATCAAAAAGGGGAAGCTTGCCTACTAGGCAAGCTTTTTAAATTGATGATTTAAACACAATAATCCATTTTAAAGCTCATTAGAAAAATCAAACTTTCCTAGCTTTTATTCGTACTAATTTATTGAATCTAATCGTCTTTATAATTTTAAAAAAATCCTTAAACTAAAAATGGAAAATTTCTTGTTGCAACATTGTTATAATAGGACTACCTTAAGAAAAATACTTTATAAAAATGAGGAGCTGCTGAAATCCCAC